ATGCAAAACAAAATGTTGAAAACCCATAATCAACTCCCAAATCTACTACTACATTTGGATTAAATGTTTCTACTAATTTCATTGCAAATAATCCATGCCCTTTCCAAGCAGAATCATATCTCAATAAAGTTTCTATATATCTATTTTTCATTTTGATTTAATATTATTTCGTTAAAAGGTAATGGTATTAGTTTAAAATTTACACTATCTATTTTAGTTATATTTTGTAATTCTCCTATGTGGTTAATATATCTAAAAACATTTTGTTCTCCACCAGGTATAATTTTTGTGGTATTTATAAAATCAATTGTATATTTAAAATATCTATTTGACATGTTTGTTATTGATTCCGTAGTTCCAACCATTATATTATCATCAAACATATCCGAACCAACCCAATGATTTGCTGCAACATATAATTTCTTTTCTTCAATTTTATTCTTTACAAATTCTATAAACATATCCACATCTAATAGTGTAATATCAAATCTGGATTTAATAACAACATCATATTTTTTATTAAAATTATATGAATAACTTTCTAATAATTGAATGACTTTATTAATCGTATATGCCTGATTCATTCCGTGATATGATTGATTTTCATAATTAGCATCTTTCGGTATTAAATCAATAAATCTATGTGGACTTGAAACTTCTATTTCTTTTGGGGAAAAATCATTTATTAATTCATTAACATCTATATCCACTCTACCTCTATCTTGCCCATACCAAGTATGAATAAAAACATCAGCTCCTAATTCGGATATTACTTTATTCCATTGTTCTAATACTTGTTTGTATCTTATTGGCTGTCCGTAAAAACAAATCGCTACTTTCATATTAATTCTTTATACTTTAAAATCTCATCCGTACATATTGCATGGCAGATTCCCAAATCACCACCATATCCCCATTCGGGCATACAACATATTGAATTTTTTAATAATTCTTTTCCAGGATATACCCAAATCATACCATTTGATATTAAGGTGTAATCATCATTTGCATGCCAAAAGTATTTTAAGTTGTTCCATTTATTAAACCTTTCTAAAGCTGCTGCATTTTTACAATGAATCCACAATTTAGGATTGAAAAAATAATCAGAATAAACTTTGTATTGTGGTTCATCATGTCCTAAATACCAACCATCCGATGTCCACCACACATCAATCTCAACATCATATCCTTCTTTCAAAGCTTCATTTATGTAATCAGGATGATTTTCACGGCTTGGTATTCTGCCATCTATATTTCCTCTGTGTGCTATTAATATCATTTGTGATGTTCTAAATAGTGAACTAAATCTTCAGGTGTTCCCAATCCCCACATTTTTTCAATATGAAATGGTTTAATTTTTTTACCTTCTTGAATTGCTTCGTTATATACAGGACTAACATAAAATTCATTATTTGTTCTGATATTCTTTTGAATCATTTGTTCTGCGTACTTAACATATTCCGAACCCTTTGCCCAATAATAAATTCCAACTATTGCTATATCGGAAATTGGATTTTTTTCTGCTAATTCTGTAGCGTATCCATTCTCATCAATTTTTGTAAATGACCATTTAGGATGAGTTGCTTTGAATGTTAGGAATCCACCATCTAATTTTTGCTCAATCATTTTATACATAAACTCATTACTATCCCATTCAACGAATTGGTCGGAGTTTGCCATCAAAAGCGGAGCATCGTTATCAATATGTTCTTTTGCTAATAGGGTTGTACAAGCCGCACCTTCGGTTAATCCATCTACCTCAACTATCTTACAACCAGGAGTTATAAGATTTAGAAGAGTATCTAAATTATATTTTGCTCTATGTTCTTTTTGAACTACATAAATATAATTTGCTTCAATGTTAAGATTATCTATTACAACCTGAATCATTGGTTTTCCATTAACATCAATAAGGGGTTTTGGAAAAGTATATCCTGCTTTTTCAAATCTACTTCCAGCCCCTGCCATCGGTATTAATATGTTCAAATTACCACCTTGCCATTTTGGAGTATTCATATTATCTGTTTTTTCTAATTTACTAAATATTTTTGATAACACCAAATCTTTTGGGTTATCAACTCTTAACACATTTGCTCTACTTCTACTTGCTGCTAAAAGACCTGGTGGTGAATCCTCTACAATAAGAGTTTCTTCAGGTAACACACCCATCATACTCATAGCCTTCCAATACATTTCAGGGTGTGGTTTAGAGTTCTTTACATCCTCATTAGAAAGAATTAAATCCATATATTCAATAAGACCTATCTTTGAAAGTATAACCAATACAGAACGCCTAATTGAGTTTGAGCAACATGCTAACTTATAACCTTTATCACGCAACTCTTTGAATATTTCAATTAATCTTTCATCTAACTTTAATTGAGATATTGCTTCAATAGTTAGGTGTTGCTTTCTATACCAAATACTATCATAAAATTCTGGATGCAATCCTTTGTTTTTTGTAAGTAATTCTAACTTTTGAGTTGTTTTTAATCCATCGTAAATTGAAAGATGTTCAGCTTCTGATATAACATACTTTGGGTCTATTTCTGCCAATGCTTCATTCAAAGTATCATAGTGTATTTGTTTAGCTTCAACCAAAACACCATCCATATCAAAAATTATTAACTTTATCATAACCTATATTTTTCTGCTTCTATATTTTTTAAATATTCAATATCTTCTTTTTTCAATTGTTGAATTGTACCCAAATTACTTCCTATGTAGTTTATATAATTATTTGCCGCAATGGTTTCATCATCACTTAATATAATAGAATCTGGCCAACTATAAGATTCAATACGCTCTTTATCTTTCCAATCTAATGAAAATTCTTCAAAACTATTTATGTGTTCTTTTATATATTCTTTTGAAAGTTTATTAATCTGTGAAACGTAATATATTCCATCATAACAGTCATTGGATGAAATGATTAACCCGTGATTTTTTAAAAAAATAATATCTTTTAATTTTTCTTTTTTTAATATTTCTTTTGTTAATTGATATCCAGGATTAAAATAATTTATAAAACTATATTCAAATAAATTCGTAAATATTTTTTTAATAACTTCTTCTGCATTTTCCAAACAAAGAATACAATTCAAATAAATTGGATGCAAATGAAAAACATACTTTTTAAAACCGGTATGAAAACCCGTTTCCATAGATGGTTTTTTATATATTGAATTTTTTACAGAAGCCAATAAAAACTTATGCAATTCTTTATCAGAAGTTAAATTATCAATATTAAAATTTTTATAATCTAATATACTATAACCAGCTGAATAATTTACATTTTTAATTTTTCCACCACTTTCTTTTATTATAAGTTTGTTATCTATCTTTGCAGAAATGTTTCCACCTTTTGATTGTACAAGTGGTAAACTTTCACCAATTGTTTTATTTACCCACTCAAAAATATGTAATTCTTTATGTAATTTTTTTAGAAAATCTAATAATAAATAATCAACATCTTTTTTACAATCTATTTGGATTTCGGAACCTCTTTTAATTTTTATAATAACATCTGCTTTTTGTAATTGCACCCTTTTTATTTTCTCTGAATCTGATTTTCTTTTTTCAATTAAATCTAAAACATCATCTCTCTTATATCCTCTTTCAATAGTATCTCTTTTTATTTTTAAATCGATTCTCAAGTCTTCATCTATATCAATATAAATTTTTAAATCAGAAAGTGTTTCGGCCTCGATTGTATAAAACGCATGTAATCCTTCGTTTATAATATATTTGTTTGGATGTATTGTAATCATATCTCCAAACTTACCAGTATGGTGGTCGTATTTTTTTCTTAAAACTTTTACACCTTCTTTTAAACTTAACAATTGTAAATCACCTAATTTAAGATTGTTGGCATTAGGATTTAAGTGAGTAATTTTTTCCCAATTTGTATCACCTCTTTCCCATCTGTGCAAATCATCTCCAGATATCAAAGTTGTATTTTCGTATCCATAATATAATCGGATAAAATTTGATATTGTCGATTTACCGGAGCCGGAATCACCTGCTATACTGATTATATATGGTTTATGCTCTACCATATTTCTGCCAATCATTGTGCATAAATAATCCTTCGTTGTGTCCGACTTTATAATTTTGTTGGGCCCACCACTTGCTGATGTTTCCTTCTAATCCTATACCTTCTCCTGCGAATGGTCTAACAACATCTAAATAAAATTGTTTTTTATAAAGACATGGATTATTTGTCCAATTACCATATCGAGATGTAGTCCAAAACATATCTTCCGATTTTTCAATTAAATCAGGAAACTTTTCAGCAGGGTCGCACCAATGTACCGAATCCAATAAGTGTGGAGATGTACATTCAATTTCTTTATCATAGTAATCTAATTCTCTTCCTTGATATTGAAATGAGAAGTGTGGATGTCCGGGATTCTTTCTGTGTCTTAAACGAACTACATCCATTCCCATTTCAATTGCCGATACACTTCTCTTTAATGTGTTGTATGTGGTTTCCCTATCTTCAATTAAATTCCAATCATGTTCTAATACTAAAACATAATCTTGCTTTGCATTTTCTGTAAGTTTTATAAATGCCTGTCCGATTCCGATATTAGAATTCATTCCAATAATATTCAAACCAAAGTGTTTTGCTATTTGGTAATCTTGCTGATTAAATTCTTGAAACAAAATGGTCACATCATCTACCATATCAAATAATCCATTATTGTAATAAGTTGTTAATGTATCTACTAAAACTTGGCCGCTATTCCAACTTAATATTCCTATGCTAATTGGTAACTTTTTCATAATTTTATTTTTTCCAAAATGAATAAATTCCTTTTTCTAATTCATAATTTCCCCAATGAAATCTATCTCTATTAGGTTGTTGTTTTGCCCACTCCCACATTTTAGTCAAACCTTCTTTTAATGTTGTTTTATGTTGAAATCCTAATATGTCTACTGATTTTTGATGGGTTGGTATTGAATGTTTTACTTCGTGTCTTGCTTCTTTATATACAACCTCACCATTACTAATTACTTCTAACAAAGTTTTATTTGCATTATTTATTGTCCATTCTTCAACTCCACCTAAATTAATGATTTCGTTTGATGCTTCCGGTTTTACTGCAGCATTCCAAAGTGGTTCTAATATATCATCAATATAACTAAATGCTCTCTTTTGTTCACCATCACCAAATATGGTCATTGCTTCGTTATTCATGTACTGATACATCCAAATTCCTAAAACATTACGATACCTATCCCAAATGTTTTGCTTAATGCCATACACATTGTGTGGACGAATTATACACCAATCTAATCCATGTTGTTCGCCCGCAATTTGAATATCCATTTCACAAGCATACTTTGCTACCCCATAAGGGTCAATTGGTTTTGGAATTTGTGATTCATCAAATATCCCATAATTACCATGTCCATAAACTGCCAATGTAGATGTAAATACCAATCGCTTTACATTATGTTTTATACATTCATTGATAACCTGTGCAGTAGCAAGTAAATTATTTTCATAATTATACTTTCTTATAAATGGTGATAATCCTTCTGCGGCATATGCTGCAAAATGAAATACATAATCTATATTGTGAATTTCAAATATTTCTTTAAAAGCATCTTCATTTATGTTAATTTGATAAAATTCAACATTTGAATTTACATGCTCTTTATAACCACCACTCAAATCATCTACACCAATAATTTTTATTTCGGGTTTAGTTTCTGCAATCCAATCTGCTAATCTACTCCCCAACAGACCCGCTACCCCTGTTATTAAAACTTTCATATTCTTTTATTAGTTTATCTACAACTTGAATTTGTGTATAATTGTTTAGAACTTTTTGCATACCATTGAATGCTATCCTTTCTCTTTCCTGTTCATTTTCATTGTAATAGTTTATTTTTTCTATACAATCGAACATATCGTTGTATAAAACTATCTCTTCACCTTCTACAAATAACTCATTCAATTTTGCTTCTTCTGGTAAACGGTCTGTTATTACCATCTTACCACAAGCCATACCTTCGAACAATCTACGAGTCACTTCTTTCCAACGACTGTTTTGGATAACCATCAAACCACTATTAATAAATTCAGTATGCTTATTTACATCCATACCATTTTGGTTTCCAATTACTCCTTCTGCCCAGTTTGTAAGGTAATCAAGAAATTGAGAACCACCTGGTCCTCTAGTTGTAACTGCAACATATTTTGGTTCTACGTTCATTGGAAATTGAACTGCCGTATCTGCCCAATGTGTAATCCATCTTACATTTATGCCACGGGTTTTATATTCTTCATATGCATTTGCGGCTGGCGTTATTGTTAAATGAAAACGATTTGCTTTTGGATAGTTTCTATCAAAGTTTTGTGGGTCATCACCACTTTCTTGTATCCAAAATGCATTTGGTTTTAAAGATTTATCCAACCATTTTGAATCAAATCTACCCCAATCCATAAATAAAACAATATCTGTGGGTGTATCTTGTTGAATCCATAATTGTAATTGAGAATCATCCCCATTTGGTATTGAAACTATTTCGGTTTCCCATCCTCTTTTCTTAAATTCATTAAGTAAAGACATTGGTGTTGACCAAATTTCACCATCTTTATAATCGTATATGAATGTTATTTTATTTTGCATATTCTTCTCTTTTAAAATAGATTTCATAATTGTTTATCACATCATTATTATATGGTGAGTATGGATTCCATTCTGTTCCATTTTGTATAAAGTTTACTTCTGCTGCAGACCTATTTGCTTTAATTCCTGTCAAATCTAAAGTTTTTGCATATTTAGGTTTCATCCACCAAAAATTTCCAGAATAATGTAACTTAAAATTTCCTATCTGACTTAATAAAACACCATATGTATTAAAATCGGTATTATCAAAAATTCTAAATACACTTTTATGTTTTTCGATTAAAAAATATTGCATCATTCTTCTCCAAGATTTCACATTCTCATAAACTGCTTCTTTTTGTTTTGATGCACCTTTTGTATGAATATATAAAATATAATCTGTATCGGGAAGTTTATCTTTATCTTCCATTATTAAATCCAAAGTAACAAATTCATTTCCTTTACATCTAATATCTCTTATTATATAATTTGGTTTATTAAAATTATAAAATTTTTCTATAATAGTTTTAGATGATATGTTTTCATTGGCAATAGAAATTCCAACATTTAATGTATAAGGAAAATCGAAGTGTTTTTGAATGAGATTTATTTGCTCATCAATTATAGATTCTACTCCCTCAACAGCATATATGTGATAATAAACATGTACCATTATAACGTTGAATAATAATCGTTTTGTTTTTCCTGTCTTTGAATTGTTTTTGGATGTATAATACAATACACTTCTTCAGGTGGAAATGCTGTATAATTTTGAAATCCCACAATTCTTTCGTGCACTTTACCACTCCAACCAATCTTATCCGAATTTTTATAGATACGTGTCTGAACATCGGGGAAATTAACCCACCCTTTCTCATTTACATTCCATCCCCACTTTTCAATATGTGCTTCAGTTAATCCTTCAACGGTATTTATACGTGGAACTACAATCAAATCCTTATCCACATTGTTTTCCAAAATATCTTCTAAATTAACAATAAGATTTGAGTCTAAATATTCATCTGCATCCAATTGGAATATCCACTCACCTTTACATTGTGAGTTTAATAAGTTCTTCCATTGTGCGAAATCATTATCAAATTCCGATTCTATTAAGGTAATATGGTCTGCGTTTGCTTGTAATTCCAAATACTCAACCATTTCAGCCGGTGCTTTTGGCATATCCAATAAAACAACTACTTCGGAATCTTTACCTTTGTAATTTAATAATTGTGTAACTAATCTAATAATTTCTTCGTGCTCATTACAAGCCGTAATTGCGTAACTTAATTTCATAATATTAACTATTTGTATAACTCCAACTACTACCACTTGGATAAGAGTATGTAGTTGATGTGTTTATAACTCCCGTTCCACCTACACCAATTGAAAATCCACCATCATTAACTTTTGCCAATTCTTCCTGTATTTCATCCCATTGCGCTGGTGTAATATTATATGAGTTTGCTGCTTTTGAAAATCCCTTTAACCAAATAACAAATTCTTTTGATGTCATAACAATTTATTTAAAAATTCAATAATTTCTTTTGCTAATTCTTTATGCCCAACTTCACCATAGTGTCCATCTTTTACGACATTATTTGTTTCCATTGACATATCCGTTCTCATACGAATTGGGATATCAACATTAATACTATGAGCTCCACCAAAATTGGAATCACACCAAGTCCAATTTACCACTTTTACTCCTTTTAATTTTGCCCACTCTTTTATAAACGATATCCATCTATTTACTTCTTCACTATAAAAATATTTAAATTCATATCGGTTTAAAATAATATGCTGTGCAACTTCTTCTGTTATATAAGTTCCATCTACACATGCTTTTTCTACACCGCCTTTGAAAGATGTTGCCCAAAATTGTTGCCACATTATTCCATATGGTTTTTGAGATGCTATTCTATATCGCATTATGGGCGACCAACCAAAAGTAACTATATCACCCGATTTTATATCTTTATGATTTAGCATAAAATCATCAAATATTTGATTGGGTGATGATCCAGAAACTCCTTTATTTATTGGTTCAAATCCAAAATGTTCAGCAATAAATTGACAATGAGTGTTTGCTCTTCTTCCCAACCAATCTGTATATGGTCCATCACCACCTATCGGAGCAGTCATTGAATCTCCAAATGTCCAAACTGAATTCATAACCTATTATACATTTCTTTTTTGTGATTTAATATCTATTCCAACTACATTTTTATTTTTAGGTGTAATTTGATTTACATCCATATTAAGTTCTACCACTTTTCTCAATCCACTTATTTTATAAGTTCTATAAGAATCACTGGTTATTGTAGGCATTTTACTTATAGTTTTTTCATATATTTGTTTTGCATTACCCCTCATTTGTAACCTTTCTGTTTCCTCATTTACAAATTTACCAAAAAATCTTTTAATTGCATTTGGGTTTACATTTGAAACTTTTATACAATGTATAATATCTTTTGCTTTGGAAACAAACAATGTAAAAACAATAGGTCCTGTGGTTTCCGTAAATCTTCCTTTCTCACCATCAACATATTCATATTCTTTTATTAGGTAAAATTTACCTCTTGTCATTTTATTTGCAGATATTACATTTTTATCATCTACAAATTTACGATATATTGGGTTATAGTTTGACATTATTTATTTAACATTTTTAATTTAGGTAGTTGCAATTGCTGAAACTTCGGTTGTACTTTAGTATAAATACCATACTGATTTAAAATTTCATCAAACAATTTAGTCATTTTTCCTAAACTAAAATTTTGTTTGTTCTGCTTACCCAATTGAAATGCCGCAACTTTGTATTTATCATAATTTTTGTAAACATCTTTGATTTTGGATAATGCTTTTGAAATATTTACATTAAACCATTGTGAATCTTTTAATAGAAATTGGTCTGCGGCCGATTCATGTACGTTTTTTAATTCACCATCTAACAATACCGCACCTTCTTTTAAGAAATCCAAATGCCCACTCCAATTACTTACTAATATGGGTTTGCCCGTTAAACTAAATTCTAAAAGAGGTCTACCAAATCCTTCACCCTTTGTAAAGTTCAACATTGCTTTTACCTTTGGATGTTCATATAAACCATTTAATTCATATGGATTCATATCCCCATGTATTAAATAAACAGGAACTTTTCCATAATCTTTTGCAAGTGCATGTCTGATTTTTGATACGATTCCCTCTCTATCCAAAACACTAAATGTTGCTGATGATGTTTTTAATACCAATGCTGGTTTTATTTTTTCATCTCTAAAAGCCATTGCAAAAGCTTTAATCATCATACCAATATTTTTTCTATCTTCTCCCTCATCTCCCTTTAACCAATGTCCTACAAATAGAAAAGCAAAATCTTCTTTTACTTCATTCAATACATCAATTTGTGCAACTACATCTGTCCCAAAATCGTTTTCATTGAATCCTTCGAAAAGAATTTCAACTGGTTTTTCAATTTTATGCTGACGGATTAGTTGACCTGTTTGTTGATTTGCTTCGTTATAAACCGTTCCAATTAAACTTTTCTTTGCATGTTCAGATGGAACAATAATCAAATCCATTCGGTTGCAACCTTGAATCCAATCCAACGCACATACCGTTGTTTCGATGCCAGCTGTAATTCCGATATTATAATGTCCTAATGGTTGAAATTCATTTGGTACTGTGACTTGTACATAAATGTCCGGCTTTTGTTGAATAGATGGTACGATATTATCTACAATCCATTTATGAAATTCATTATTATAATTAAGTGCATCCATTGGAGTATTACCCCAACGAGTACTAATTACTTTAATATCGAATTTATCTAATTTATAAAGTGATTGTAATAAATCTCTCGCGTGGTCACCATATCCACTTCTCGTTGCTACCGGTGCTTGAAATATTAATGTTGGTTTCATATTGTAACTAATTGATATTTTTTAATAGGTTTCCAATTTGCAAATGCTCCTTCCATACCATCCACTAAAGATTGGCACATATATTCTCTACTTAAATTCCCTTCTCCTAACATCCACTTTCTACCTTTGATTCCGGCTTCTTTTCGGGCTTCTCTACCCATGTCATACCATTCTCTAATCAAAGGTGCTACATCCAAAAAGTCAACCCTATCATCAAAGATATATGGTGTAGGAACCGAACCCGTTGTTGAACGTACTGGCCAAATTGGTCTTACCCAATCTCCCCAAACATGTGTGTTCTTTTTATAACGGTCATGCAAAGAACCAATTTCTACATAATCTTCTGCGGTTAATAACTTACCACTACCTTTTACTCTAAATCCACATTGGTCTTGCATACCACCTGTCACATTTACAATGATTGGAGTTCCAGCCATTACCGATTCTGCGGTTGCTAATCCAAATCCTTCATTAGATGCCAAATTGATTGTAACATCTGCCATATTATAAAGGTAGTTCAATTCTTGTTCTGTGTATCTATTTGGTGCAAAGATTATATTTACTTCCGGCATCAAATGTTCTGCGACTCTAGGTAAATCTGTACCATTCTCATCTACAGGTGTAGTATGCATTAACATACAAACTCTATCCTTCTGTTCGGGTCTTAAAGTTTCTACAAACTCTTTAAATGCTAACATCGCATCTATTGGTTGCTTTCTACGAATATTTCTGTTTGACCAGTAAAGAACGAAATCATATTCTTTATCACCGAAAATACTCTTTTTAAAATCTTCAGGTACTTCTACAGGTTTGTAATCTTCCGAATTAATACCATGTGGTACATAACTTACTTGCCAATCTTCTGGCTTCTTCCAATGTTTTTCTTTATCCCAACCCCAAACTCTACGCGTAATACCGTAGGTTTGTTTTGAAATACATCCAATCCAATCACAACTTTCGTAGTAATCTCTATTATATTTTGGGTCTGGTAAATCATCCCAAATGTGGTAGAAGAAAAGGGGTACTGATTGGCGAATTTCATGTGCCATCTCATATAACCAAATCCAATAACGAGGGTCGGTAAAGTGTAAGATAGCATCAGGCTTTTCAATCATCAATAATTGACGAATAACATCCGGATTACCATATCCATCAAACGGGTATATTTTTACACTTGCATCTGCTACGCCTGTTCTTTTGCGTACATCTTCATTTAAGTCCATAACCTTACCAGCTTCAGGATGCTTAATAGCAGCTCCTAATTGTACCCAATCATATTTGTCAACTGTACCTAATACTAATTGTTTTGAAACGTTTGCGATACCACTCGCCATTCGAAGGTCGTCAGATAGTAACAGAATTTTCTTTTTTGCCATAACTAATTTTAAATATATATTGTTTTTACTTAATTTTTTCCGTCGCAGTGTGTTCCGTAAAATTCACACCAACCACAAAGTTTGCTTGGTTTTTTGTGATAATTTACATTCAATCGGTAAGTACCGGTTTCATCAAACACACTTTCAACAAATCCTTTGAATCCTGTCCATGCTTTGTTTATTGATGGTTTTCCGTTTGCAGGAATATGCTTACTCATTCGGTGAGTTGGAATATCTTCTCTAACTGCAACTTTTCTTTTTAAGATGATAAATTCAACATCAATCATATCTTCGGAAATACCAATCAATTCTGCATAAAACTTTTTGTAAAGAAGTATTTGAGAATTTTTAACAGCATCTGCTTTTTGATATTTACTCCAACCTGCAGTTGATGTTTTAAAATCTATAATACGATATTTGCCTGTAAATGTATCTTTAACAATCAAATCAATAAATCCCATAAAGTTTACACCCTCTGCAATTTTTGTGTTTATTGGTTGTTCGATTGCTACTAATTCATCATGCTTTAGTGAAAAGAATTTATTAAAGTTTTTAGATTTTTGAAACCAATCCAAAAGAACGTTTCCATCTTCTAAAAACTCTACCATTTCTTCTTTTGTGCAAACATTAAGAGTTCCGCCGGCAGAATCTTTTATGTAGGTTTCTCTCATTCTTTCTTTGAGATATTCCTTCAAATCAATCATCTTATCTGCCTGTGATTTGGATATTCTTAAACACTTATCTAAATAGTGTTGTAGTGTTTCGTGCATTGCTGTTCCAAATACTGAATGTATATTGGATGTGGATTGTGATAATCCATCTATGTATGCTAATTTGTATTGTTGTGGACAACTACTCCACATACTATATTGTGAAAATGATACTCTTGCCATAGAACTAATATAACTAAATTTTTTGTATTTATCAAATTTTTAATTTCAATTTAGTTATTTGTTTTTTATCAGTTCCATATTTTTCGCAAATGTATTTTATATTTTCTCTACCCTCTCTCGTTGAGTAAAGAACTTCAATATATTCTAATGCTTCTTTTTGTGAACATTGAAAGTCGATTTTAATTAAATCAATTAAAAACTGTTCATATTTTTCTTCACCTTTACCTTTTATATATTTCAAAAAGTATTTACCTTTTGGAATTACACTTATATACAACTTATACATTTCTTTTGGTTGTAATGTTTGTGTCAAAGGTAAAAGAGTTGCAATCAATTCAACCCACTCTGGCTTCATAGAAAGAAAACGATTAATCATAAAATTACTCCATGATTTCAAATCCTCTTCTGAAAGTTTATCGAAGTACTTTGGGTCTTGTTCTGCGGTTATTGCGTTTAAATGGTCAAATAACTTTTTAACTGCCATTATTCTACAATTTTTTTATCTTTTAATTCATCTGGTAAAAGGTCTTGTAATGGTTTTCCACATTGTGTACAAAGGTACATTTCAATTGGAAGTACACTATCTTTTGCACCACCTGTAATTAAACGTGATACTTTTCTAAATCTAAAACCCGGCATAAATGTATTATTACCACACTCACAAAGCATTTCTCTTGCATCGTTTAAATTAAAATTCATTGGTAATTGTCCTTGTCCTTGTTCCATTTTGTTTATTTTATAATGTTTAATATTTGTATAATTGTACTCATAAATACTATTTCTTTATCTACTACTAATGCATCTTTTGAAAGACCATCCGCAATAGTTAGAATTACGTTTGCAGTATTTCCTGCCGCATATTCATCTACTTTATCGTATAACATTGAATACATTTCTGAATAATCGTTTAGGTGATTATCTGCTACTGCTTGCCTAATCTTCATAAACAAATTACGTTTGTCATCATTTGATTTTAATAGGTCAATCAATTTCGTTTGGAAGTTTGATTCAACCATCACTTTGTGGTCTACTTTCAATTCTCCCTTTGCTGATTGTAATTGGCAAGTATTAAGTATTCTACGAATATCAGGATAATAAGAATTAATGATGTCTGCAACATTCTTAATATCATACTTAATCTTTTCCGAATCTAAAACCTTACTAACTTGTACTGCCACATCTTTTTTAGTCGGTGGAGTAATTGCGAATGATTGACAACGGCTTTGAATAGGGTCAATGATTTTCTCAATATAATTACAAGTCAAAATGAATCTACAATGTTTACTGAATGTTTCCATTAAGTTTCTCAAAATCGCTTGTGCTCCCGGTGTCATATAATCAAACTCATCTAATATGATTACTTTGAAACCTGCAAATCCAACTGATGATGCGAAGTTCTTAACTTTTGTTCTTACTGTATCTACATTGTTTTCATCTGATGCGTTGATAATCATACTATCACACTTAATTGTGTTTACGATTAGTTTAGCAAGTGTGGTCTTACCAGTACCTGCTTTTCCGTATAACAACAAATGTGGTATGTCGTTTGCATCTAAATATTGCTGAATAGTTTCTTTGATGGTTTCATTACCAACATAGTCAGCAAGAGTTTGTGGGCGGTATTTTTCCACCCACAAAGTATGCTCTCTTTTACTTATATCATTTGCGAAAAAACTCATATTATTTTCCAGTTGAACCGAATCCGCCATCGCCTCTTTCGGTGTTAGATAATTCTTCTACTTCAGTAAATTCTATTTGTGGATATGGTAAGATAATAATTTGTGCAATTCTATCACCAACTTTGTAATCAGTTTCATCAATTCTTACATCATTTTTTCCATATACTTTTTTGAATGTAGCTTGTAATTCACCTCTATACCCACTATCAACTACACCAACGCAATTTGTTAAAGCTAAATCTGTTTTTCTAATTGATGAGCGAGGGAATATCAATCCTACAAATCCTTCGGGTATTTCCAATGCAATTCCCATCCCATATGTTACATCGAATGTTGTATTGGATAGGATTGATGTTGCTACCAAATCCATACCAGCATCGCCTGTTTTAGCGTATTGTGGTACTACTGCATTAGGATGCAGTTTCTTGATTTTTACTTTCATCTTGCTCTTTTCTAATTTGTTTTGTATCTTCGGAAATAGGTCTTGCAAATATTTTAAACTCCATTCCATTCTGTTTAAATGTTAATACATCACCCTCCACTGGTTGTAATTGTAAAACTAAAGGAGATGGTTCCGTATTTTCACCTTGCCAACCAAATACTACAGGTTCGTTATTAAAAAATTGAAAACACCACTCTGCATCTTTAATTGGTTCTTGTGCAGGAATTTCTACACTACTTTGTAATTGTGATTCCTCTACTGGGAATAATTCTAATTGTTCTGTCATTTTTATTAATTTGCTATTTCTACTAAATAATACTTACAAACGAAATCATCAATTTGGAATTCAACGTGCGATAAACCATCGGTTGATACTTTCAATTTAGCATTAGTTGCTTCTTTATTTGCTGTAAGAATTTCTTTTAAATATTTTGCTGAAAAGGAAATTGGTTTTATTTCTACCAATACATTTTTTTGACAAGTTATCGTAACTCTGTTTGTGGAAATTGATGAATATCCAATTGCCATTTTCAAATCACCACCTTCTGTGAAGATTGTGAATGTATCGATATCACTCAATGCACCCTTTGCTTTGATAAATTTATCTACCATTTGAGATGTCATATCAATTTCAATAGTAAATTCAGGCAATGTTTTCAAATCTGGCACAGGTGGAATAACACCTAAATCTGCTAACTGGTAAGATGTTTCGGTATCATCCGAATTCAACTTAAGAGTAACTGCTTTATCTCCCGATTTATCTACTTTTAATTTAATATCACTGTCTAATACACCAATCATATTTTTTAATAATGATGTTGTATAAATACCAACATTAAATGGATTAGAAGTAAATGCATTAAATTCAACCTCACCCAATAGGGTTTTATCATCCGAAATAAATCTTACGGATAATTTTGTTCCTTCCGCATTCCATGCTACGGATTCAATAAGTCCTCCTAATGAATACTTTTGAATAAATCTTAATAAATTGTTTTTGTTCATTTGTTTTAAATTTTATGTTTGTTTATTAAATATACGGAAAATATTTCTAAATTTCAAATTTTTCTGTAATATAATTGAATAAATTTTGAGCGTACTCCTCATTTACTCTTGGTGTAGCGTGTGTATTTTTATCTTCAAAATATGGATAATCCCCATCAAAACGATTTTCATCCGTATAATCTGTTTTTAAAAATGTTCCGTTCCAAATAAATGGTATTTTTTTAGATTTTAAATAATAAGTTATCAATTGGTGATTTTTATACCAATTTATAAAATCTTCTTCAGCGTTGGTTGTTGACATTATATTTCCCCACTTTATTCTGCCTGATATTTCTTCATCAAAATATCCCCACGGATTTGGATGAAATGGTTCAATTCCACCAGTGTTGGTGTAGTATTCTCTTCTATTA